TCTCATGGCCGCATGATGGCAACCGTCGAGACAGCATGGGAAACCCCGGTCTGGCCGAGCAGTATCGTAGTTTGGGGTGTAACTTCTTACCGTTCCATTTTGAGAACCCTCCAGCTCTTGGACAAAAGAAAGGCGGCAACTCTGTGGAGGAGGGTATCATGGCCCTGCTGCAACGAATGGAGGCTGACCAGTTTAAGGTGTTTGCAACCCTGGGAGATTGGTGGGAGGAGTTCAGGATGTACCATAGAAAAGAGGGAAAGATTGTTCCTATCAGGGATGATCTGATGAGCGCAACACGATACGCTGCGCTAACACTTAGGTATGCTGTTTCTGGGAAAGATCCCACATGGACGAAAGACCTTGAATACAAAAACTACGGAATTGTTTAATGGCTGAGAAAATCACAGAAGAAGAACTGGTAACAAGGGTGCGGGGTGAGATAACCGACTCCCTTGGCTACATGGGTGATACCATATCTGCTCAACGTGAGCAGGCTATGCACTATTATTATGGCCTACCATTTGGCAACGAGGTAGAGGGGCGCAGCCAGTACGTAGATACCACCGTGCAAGACACAATAGAGTGGATAAAGCCCTCTCTTATGCGTGTGTTTGCTTCTGGCGATCAGATGGTTAAATTTTCCCCACATGGCCCAGAAGACGTAAAAATGGCTGATCAAGCCACAGATTATGTAAACTACGTTTTTACCAAAGACAACCCGGGTTGGGAAATTCTCTACTCATGGTTTACCGATGCCCTGCTGAGCAAAAACGGGATTGTTAAAGTATGGTGGGATGAGTACGACAACGAGGAGCGAGAGGAATATACCGGGCTCACAGAGATGGAGTTCGAGGCTCTGCTATCCGACCCCTCTGTTGAGGTTATGGAGCACACCGAGTACACCGACCCAGAGTACAAGGAGTCAGAGGAGGTAGAAACCCCGGAGTACGCGCAGGCTGAGTCCATGCAAGTGGGAGAGGTTCTTCATGATGTTGTTATAAAGAGGAAAGAATACACCGGAAAAATAAAGATAGAAAACGTACCGCCATCAGAGTTCCTCATCTCTCGTGAGGCCAAGAACATACAGGACGCTAGATTTGTTTGTCATCGTGTGCTTAAAACTCTGTCCGAGCTGAGAGAGATGTATCCGGATGAGGATCTAGAACCCTCAGATCTTGGCGGTAGTGGAGCGGAGGAGATGGTTGCGTTTTCCTCAGAACGTTTAGAGCGATACGCGGTTGATAAGTCTGCCCAATACTGGGATGGATGGGGCGGTGGGGATGATTTCGCTGACGAAAGCCTGCGTACATATTGGCTGCACGAGTCATTCCTCAGAACAGATTACAACGGTGACGGTATAGCCGAACTCAGAAAGCTCTGCACTGTTGGTGACAAGGTGCTGGCAAACGAAGAGATAGACTCTATCCCGTTTGTTTCTATAACTCCTATCAAAATACCGCACAAGTTCTTTGGGTTGTCTATAGCCGATCTGGTTATGGATCTGCAGCTAATGCGTAGTACCCTGATGCGCAATCTGATGGACAACATGTACAACCAGAACTTTGGTCGTTATGCTGTGCTGGAGGGTCAAGCCAACCTGGATGATTTGTTGACCCAGCGCCCGGGCGGTATAGTTCGCGTGAAAACCCCCAACGCTGTCACCCCTCTAGCCACCCCCGCGCTAGAGCCCTACACGTTCCAGATGCTGGAGTATCTTGATGGGGTCAGGGAGTCTAGAGCTGGCGTGTCACGTATGTCTCAGGGACTGAACGAGAACGCCCTAACCAGCCACACCACAGCCACAGCGGTCAACGCTGTTATGGGTGCTGCACAGAGCCGGGTAGAATTGATTGCCCGCAACTTTGCAGAAACTGGTGTTAAAGATCTGATGACCACTATCTATGAGCTGTTGCATAAAAACCAAGATAAGAAAAGGGTTGTTATGCTGCGTAACGAGTGGGTGCCGGTACGCCCTGATGTATGGCGGGATAAGTATGATTGCACTGTGTCTGTGGCTCTAGGCAGCGGTAGCAAAGATCAACAGATGATGCACCTTAGCCAGATGCTGCAGTTTGCTGGTGAATCGATGAAAGGTGGTTTGTCGATCGTTAACGAGCAGAATATATACAACTTGTCTGCGGCTCTTGTTAGAACTATGGGGTTCCAGAATGTAGATGATTTCCTAACCAACCCCGCTGACCAACCTCCTCCCCAGCAGGGCGCCGAGCAAGATCCACAGGCTATGGCCGAGCAACAGATGCGGCAAATGGAGATGCAGATAAAGCAAAAAGAACTGGAGATAAAGGCGGCTGATGTTCAGGTAAAAATGCAGAAGATTCAGCAGGAGGCGCAAAAGGACGCGGTTGACGCTCAGTTAAAAATGGCAGAGTTAGAACTTGAGCGCGAACAAGGTAGAGCAGTAGCAATAGGAGCCACATGAACGACGAATTTAGGGAGGAGCGTGCCAAACGCATATTAGAAGACCCTCTGTTTATAGAGGCGTTTGACGCGGTAAAGAAAGATCTAATGAACAGTTGGAGTTCCAGCGGTTCGACAGAGTTAGAAGCCAGAGAGTCTATCTGGTTAGCGATAAGATTGCTTGACAAAATTCATGGCCATCTACAGTCCATAATTGAAACGGGACACATGGCCAAGATGATGGAAAAGCAGCACCCATTCATTTAAGAGGATTATATTATGGCGGATACGCAGCAGCAAGCCCCGCAACATCCGGCAGCAATGCCGACCCCCGCGCTAAGTGGAAGTGTCACAGCAGCGCAAGAGGCGATACTTGGACTTCTGGCCCCTGAGGAGGAACAGCCGGAAAAAGAGGAAGCCCAACCTACTGATGTTGAAGAGTCTCAACCCACAGAGGAAGACGAATCATTTGAGGAGGAGCGGTCCGAGGAGTCTGACGACAACGAGGAAAGCGAAGAGTCTGATGAGATGGAGGAGTCCAGCGAGGACGAGGACGAGGAGCCCGAGGAGACAACCCTATACACTGTAAAGGTAAACGGGGAAGATGCGGAGGTTACCGAGGAAGAACTAATCAAAGGTTATTCCAGACACTCAGACTATACCAAGAAAACGCAAGAGTTAGCGGAGGAGCGAAGAAATATTGAGGCTGCACAGTCTCAGTATCAATCAGAACTAGCCTCCATGCAGCAGGAGCGTCAGCAGTACGTCGAGGCAGTAAGCCAAACAATTCAAAACTCGATGACTGGTTTGCAACAGTATAACGATATAGATTGGCCCTCTCTAAAAGAGCAAGACCCAATCGAATATATTACTAAGCGCGATGAGTATCGAGAGATACAAGAAAACGTGCGTGCCAACCAGCACAAGGTCCAGGTAGAACAACAGAAATTCGCTCATGAACAAAAGCAGGAGCGAGATCACATGTTGCGTGAAGAGCACGTAAAGTTACTCGACAAGATGCCCGAGTGGGGAGAGCCCGCAGAGCAGAAACGATTAGCCAAAGAGCTTAGAGATTACGCAACCGCCCAAGGCTTCTTAGATGAAGAAGTCAACAGCTTGATTGACCATAGATCTTTAGTCGTTCTTTCTAAAGCGTTGAAATATGATGCTTTACAGAAAGCCGATGTGAAATCTAAAAAGGTAAAAAACAAGCCACGGGTTGTTCGAGCTGGAAAAGGGTCGAGTAAGGGTGGCACTACCAAGTCTAAACGTACCGCACAAATGAAACGACTTCAAGGGTCTGGTCACATCGACGATGCGTCCATGCTCTTAGAGGATTTTGTAGACCTTTAACTAAGGAGGAAATGCTATGGCAGTTCCCGCAAATACTAGGCAAATCTACGGTGCTATTGGCATCCGTGAAGACCTAAGCAATATTATTTATAATATCAGTCCATCTGAAACTCCATTTATGAGTGGAGCCGGACGAGGTTCATGTGATAACACGAACTTTGAATGGCAAACAGACGAGTTAAAAGCAACTGCCGTCAACCGACAGGTTGAAGGTTGGGATTATGCTTCTACTGCTGCAACTGAGCCACGACGCCTGAGCAACTATACTCAGATTTCGGCAACTCAGGTTCAGTCCAGTGGCACGGCAGAATCGGTTGACTTTGCTGGTCGTAAATCAACCCAAGCTTACCAGTTGGCCAAGCGCGCAAAAGAAATGAAGCGTGACATGGAAACCATGCTGCTTGATGCAACTGTCAAAGCTGTTGGCGGTGCGGCGGCTGCGAGAGCAACTGCTTCTTTCAGTACATGGATTGGTACTAACGTGATTGGTACGACCCCCATCCTTAACATGACCACGGCTGCTGGTCTTGTTAATAATGGTGCAGCAGGTTATCCTGACGGCACGACAAGTTCAGCCGCTGGTGGCGCAGTTACGGCAGTTACGCTTGCTGCTATTAATGATCTGGTTGCTCGTATCTGGACTCAGGGTGGAACACCTGACACTATCATGTGTCCGTCTACCGTAAAGCAGACTATCAGTTCATCCGGCGTTGGTGGTGCTGTTGTTGCTACGCCATATAAAGATGCTGGTTCTAAGGATAAGGCTGTAACCGCTGTAAACGCGGTTGACGTTTTGGTTACTGACTTTGGTACGTTCAAGGTTATACCCAACAGGTTTATGCCGTCTGCGCACATGGATATCATAGATTTCGATATGTGGTCTATTGATTACCTGCGTCCTTTCAGCACTGAAAGTTTGGCAAAGACCGGTGACAGCATGAAGCAGTTGTTGATTGCTGAGTATGGTCTACGTGCTAAGAATGGCCTCGCAAGTGGTCAGATCAAAAGCGCGAAGTAATTAGTCTTGGGTACCCTCCTCTGCTGCTTGGCGCGGCAGTGGGGGGGTTCTTGCAACCTCTGGAGGATCAATGACTATCAAGAAAGAGTTTCAGCAGGCCGTGAAAGATATAGAAAAGGCATCACTTAAAAAGCCTAGCTCCACCGCAAAGCCCGCCTCGTTAAAAAAGAGGATGAGCAGAATTGTAGAGGGCGCTGATCCGGAGTACCATTTACGATGAGTAAGAAAGTAGAACCAAACATGCTGCACACCACGTTTCATTCCAATGCGGATGAAACAGAGTTCGTTATAAACACCTACCAGGATGTTGAGCCAATTCTTAACGAGAACAAAGCCGCATACAACAACTACGGGGACAAGCTAACCCCGGGAAAAACTGGTGAGGGTGTGAGAGTTGCGTCCATACCGTTGAACGTGTGGAACAAGTGGATACAAGAAACTAATGGAGAGATACAAAAAGATCATAACCTTATGAAAAAGTATCTCAACGACCCTGATAACAAATATTTTAGAACAACACCAACGAGGATTTAACTATGACTTGGTTATATGCAAAAGGCGTTGCAGGACGCACACAAAGAGATTTTCCCGTACTAAACCAGAACGTGTTTTTTGCAGCTCGTAACGTCTAATGGCTATAAGTACCTACAGCGAACTACAAACGGCTGTAGCTAACTGGTTGGACAGGGATGACTTAGGAGACAGAATACCTGAGTTTATTGCTCTAGCGGAAGCTCGTATGAACCGGGCTTTACGTATAGCTATAATGATAAACATAGACGAGACTACGCTGGGTGGGGCGACAACTCTTGTTGCAGGGACCAGGGATTACTCTCTACCGGCGGGCTATCTTCAGATGATAGATTTTCATCTCAGAACAGATCCGATAACACCCCTATCATACATTACTCCAGAAAATATGAATCGCATGTGGGCTGGCAGCCAGTACGGAACGCCTGAGTCCTACACAATCTTTTCTGATAACGCATCTGGAAAGCCTATAAAGCAAGTAAGGCTGGGCCCCGCGCCAGCGTCTGCCTACGATTACTCTATGATGTTTTATAAGAAAATTGATGCTCTCGCGCAGGGCGGCGATACGACGATGCTTACAGACAACCCAGATATCTACCTGTATGGGGCGTTGCTAGAGGCTGAACCTTTCCTCATGAATGATCAGAGGGTGCAGTTGTGGGCAACCGCTCTACAAGAGGCGGTGGGAGAGATACAATCACAAGATAATAAGGACCGTCATTCAGGTAGCGCAATGAGGGTTATGAACACAGGTGGGTACCACTAATGGCATTAGATACTGGAAACTATATTGGCGATTTTGATAACGTAAATCCTCCGTCATCTGACCCGGTTAGTCAGGGGGATGACGTTTTACGATTTATCAAGACCTGCCTACAAAGAACATTCCCCGCAGGTACTGCCGCCTACAGCGGTAGCGCAACAACCACCGGCCTAGGCCCCGATCGGATAGCGCAGGTTCTAATTGCAAAAGCAACCGCGCCTGTGGTGGATACCTCCGCAGCCGGACACGCCGATAGAGCTATGGGTCTTACTTGGCTGGACACAACTGCCAACCTAGTTAAAATGAGAAACCAGGCAAACGATGCTTGGATTACTCTGCCATTTGATCCAGAGGTCAACCAAAAGGTTATTGCTCTGGCCGGTACTATTGATGGAACCGTTATAGGCGGCGCTACTCCAGCAGCCATTACAGGTACAACCCTAACAGGAAACACTAGCCTGGCACTGGCCACAGGTGCTACCGTAACCGGGGTGGACAATGGAGCGTTGGGAACCAGTGCAACCCTGCTAGCTACTCAGGGCGCTATCAAGACTTACGTTGATGCACAAGTAACAGCGGCTGATTTAGATTTTCAAGGGGATAGCGGAACTGGCGCTGTAGACTTAGACTCGCAAACCTTAGATATAGCCGGTGGTTCTGGTATTACCACCACTGCATCAGGTCAAACTCTTACCGTTGCTGGTGATGACGCTACTACATCTGCTAAAGGTGTGGCATCATTTTCCTCGGCTCACTTTTCTGTTTCAAGTGGTGCTGTTTCTATAGCCACTAATGGCATAGATGATACGCTAATTGACTTTGGTACGGGTACTAACCAAGTATCTACAGCAGATGTTCCAGAAGAAACAAACCTCTACTACACAGATGTTCGTGCAGATGCTCGAATAGCG